TCAAACGGACGATGGAGAGCCGAATATGCACCTTTGGGGCATGACAAACCCTCCTGACATGGACACTTTCTGGGAAACGCTGCTCACAGAGCCGCCTGACAACGTGCACGTGACGATCCAGCCGTCTGGCCTTGCTCCTGAGGCAGATTGGACACAATATTTACCCGATGACTACTACGACAACCTCGCACACGGCAAAACCGAAGACTGGATAGACGTCTACATACACGCTGAGTTTGGCAAGTCCCTTAGCGGTCAGCCCGTGTTCAGGTCGTTCGACAGGTCAGTGCACGCGTCGACTAAAGAGCTGACGCCGATGTACTCCGATGATCCTCTTCTGATCGGCGTAGACGCAGGGCTGACACCGGCTGCTGTAATCGGGCAGGTTGCCTACGATGGACGACTGGTCGTGTACGATTCACTGATCTCGGACGGTATGGGTGCCCTGCGGTTCGTACGAGAACGGCTAAAACCACTGCTTGCTAATAAATTTCCCGGTCGTAGTTCCCTTGTAATTATTGACCCGGCGGCGTTTCAGCGTGCGCAGACCGACGAGCGCACCGTGGCTGACATTTACAAAGCTGAGGGCTTTTTAGTTAAACCCGCAAAAACAAATTCGGTTGCTGCGAGGATAGCCGCGGTGGAGAAATACCTAACACGTGTGGTCGACGGTAAGTATTCTTGCGTGGTGGACTCAACCAGTGCTACCTCTCTCGTTCAAGCCTTGGCGGGAAAATATCGTTACAAAATAAACACAAAGGGCGCACGTGATGAAAAACCAGAAAAATCACACCCTTGGTCAGATGTTGCTGATGCGTTCCAGTATATGTGCTTGCACGCTGACGGCGGCGAGACTTTCGGTGCGGTGTCTTGGGGTGCGCAGCGTAGGGAGATCACCCGTGTCTCCGCTGGTGGATGGACCTGAGTAAAGAAAAACGAAAAGAAGCGGACCGCATGATGCGGTTGGTAAAAGGCCGTGGCGTCCCCGAAGGCTGGAGTGACGCTGACGTCGAAGCCATGTATGATGAATACTTTAAGCGGTTGTGGTATAACCAAGAGCGTGCATATGTTGACATGTAAACACATAAGTGGTAGTGCACGCACGACGTTATATGTGAGAAAATAATATGGCGCTTGGCCCAGCATTAGTTCCCGTTGCACGCGCCTCTGACCTTGAGGCGGAAGCTAACCGTGCTGCTACGGAGAAGCAAAACTCCCCGATGATGGAAGGACTTGCGTCCCACACGCGTCATCGTTGGGAAACCATGCGCGATCACTACCGTGAAAATACTGAAGACCGGCTGTCGAAATGCGTGCGTGCGCGTAACATGGAGTACGAACCGGCTAAAATGGCTGAGATACGCGATCAGGGCGGTTCAGAAATCTTTATGGGCGTTGTCAGCACGAAATGCCGTACGGCTACAGCTTGGCTGCGGGACACGTTACTAGGCGTTGGTGCGGACAAACCGTGGGGCATAAGTGCTACGCCGCTCCCTGAAGTGCCCCCAGACGTCCAGACAGCCATGCAGGGCATCATGCAGCAGAATTTGATGCAGCACTACGCAGCAGGCGGAGAACAGCCCACAGAGGCCGATTTAAAGCAGCTGGCAGGCGGCATGAAAGACACCGCTATGCGTGCCATGAAGTTTGAGGCCGACAAACGCGTCGAGCGCATGGAGAAGAAAATGGAGGACCAGTTCGTTGAGGGCGGGTTCACCAAGGCAATGTTTGAGTTTACCAACGACGTTGCAACATTTCCATACGCTATTTTAAAAGGCCCGATCCCACGTAAACGCAAAACCTTCAAATACATGGACGGCGGTCTGGGTATAGTTGAAGTCGTACGTGACGAGTGGGAGCGTGTAGACCCGTTTAAGTTTTATTGGATGCCTTGGGGCGACGACGTTCAGAACATGCCTGTTATCGAAGTCCACCACCTGACCCGCGCAGACGTAGAAGATATGCTTGGTGTTGACGGTTACGACGAAGATTCTGTGCGTTCGGTGCTGTCTGACTTTGGTGTTGGGGGGTTTAACTGGTTAGACCAAGACACCAGCACGATAGAAGACGTGACAGGCGTAGATTTTGATGAGGTAGGTGGCGATCTTGTAGCTGCCATACAGCTTTGGGATACTATCACAGGTGATGTTTTACTTGAATGGGGNTTGGACGAGGCGGAAATTCCAGACCCCCAAAAATCCTACCCCTGCGAAGTCTGGATGGTTAACAACACCGTAATTCGCGCGGTGCTGAACTACGATCCGCTGGGGCGTAAACCGTACTACGTGACGTCTTTTGAAAAGGTACCTGGGCGGATCGACGGCAACGGTGTTGCTGATCTCTGTATGGATGCTCAGAACATGTGTAATGCTGCTGCTCGTTCGCTGGCAAACAACATGGGTATAAGCTCAGGTCCACAGGTAGGTGTAAACATTAGCCGCCTACCTGCTGGCGAAGACATCACGCAGATGTACCCGTGGAAAATTTGGCAGTTTAAACAGTCAGAATATGGTGACGCTACTCCACCTATAAACTTTTTCCAGCCGAGTTCGAATGCTCAGGAGCTTATGGGAGTGTTTGATAAGTTTATGGCTTTGGCTGACGAAGTTTCGGGTATCCCTCGGTACATGACCGGTCAGCACGTTCCCGGCGCGGGGCGCACGTCCTCTGGGCTGTCTATGCTGATGTCGAACGCTGGCAAGAGCATCAAACAGGTAATTAGTAACGTAGACCACGACGTAATCAGCCCGATGGTTGAGCGTCAGTACCAAAGAAACCTCAGGTATTCAGATGATCCCGATCTCATTGGCGATGTCCAAATTGTTGCAAGAGGCGCGATGTCGCTTGTCGTTAAAGAAGCTGAAAGTGTCCGTAAGACTGAGTTCCTCCGTCTTGTTCTGGAAAGCCCGGTTGCACAGCAAATTGTTGGCCTTCCGGGTACGGCTGAACTACTCCGCGACTTGGCGGGTAATCTCAACACCAATGTTGACCGCTTGGTACCGAGCCGAGAAGATGTTCAAAAGCAGCAGGCTATTGCGGCGCAACAACAACAAGAAATGATGGCGATGCAGCAGATGCAGGAAGCCGCACAGCTGCAAGAGGACGGCACACAAATGGGCGGTCGGCAGGACAACACGATGAGTCCGCGGCCAAACGGCCAGTAGTGGACGTCTGGGTTCTTAGCTTTTTTATATTTTTCGCATCAGGCGAAGCGTTTGTACTTGAAGCCGATGAACGCTTTGCGACCGAAGAAGAATGCAAGACGGTCGGAGATTTTCAAGGTACTAGACTGCTTACAGAAATTATGCTTCGGTCCCCTATGCCAGTGTCGGGGAAGTTTAACTGCGTTCTGGCGGGGGCTGATACTTAGGTATTTGCTCTATGTGTTGACACGTTAACAGATATAAAGTATCGAAAGCATATGATAGACCTGAATCTTTGTGACAAGCAGCAAGCACAAGCACTGCTACAGATTAAAGAAACAGGGAATGACCAACTGCCCAGCCTGCTTAGGGCTGAAGCGGAAACCGCCAAGGCTAAACTTGTAACAGCGACCGACACGGTATCAATCCACCGGTTGCAGGGTAGAGCAGAGGCATTTGAAGACCTACTGACGGCGATTGAAGACTCGCCCAAGGTAGTAAAGCGCCTTTAGAGGCATACGAAGCATACCATATACGGGAGCAGCATACCCTAGGGCGCTGCGAAACAGAGTTGACGCTTCAAGGAGAAAATATGGCACTGCCAAAGCAGGTACAGAAACAACTTAAAGAAGTAGAAGCATACGAAAAAGCGCTAGAAGCCCAAAGAAACCCTGAGGCGGTACAGGATACTGACCCTGAAACTTTGGAGACTGGAGCGGAAGTAGTTACTGAAACGGAAGAAGTCCCTGCACCTGAAGAAGTAGAGCCAGCTGACACGTCACCAACGGACGTAGAGGAAGAGACTTTTAAGCAGAAGTACACCACTCTTTTGGGGAAGTACGACGCTGAAGTTCCCCGATTGCACCAGCAGGTGCGAGAACTAAACGGAGAACTTGGGCAAATCCGCAAGGATTTAACTGCTAAACCGGTCGAACCGACAAAGCCGAAGGAGAAAGTCAGTTTTGTTACCGACGAAGATCGAGCCGAGTATGGCGAAGAACTTCTGGACGTTCAGCGACGAGTTGCGAAAGAGGTCTCACAAGATTACGAAGGCCGAATTGAACGACAAGACGCGATTATTGCAGAGTTGCAGGAAAAACTTGCGACTACGGGTAATCAAGTTGCCGGTGTAGACTTTGAAAGGCGGTTGCAGCAAGCAATCCCTGATTGGTCTCAAATTGACAACGATGAACGCTGGGTAGCGTGGTTAAACGAGCATGACCCCATGCTTAGAGGCCAACGCAGGGTTCTAGCGCAGGCAGCATTTGACAACGGCGATGTAGAAGCAGTTTCGGACTACGTGAAACTTTGGAAATCATCGCTCGGTGAGCCAGATGTAGTTAAGCAAAATCGCAAGACCGAGCTTGAGAAACAGGTAGCGCCAAACCGGTCTGCAAATTCGACCCGTACGCAGAGTGCTTCGCAAAACGTTAAGCTGTATTCTCAACGCGAGATAGACAACGCTTGGACTAAAGTTCGCACTTTAAACAGTAGGGGGAAATACGCAGATGCGGAAAAACTTGAAGCAGAGTTAACCGTTGCGTATATGGAAGGCCGCGTTAGACAGTGATCTAATGTGTTAACATGTAAGCAGCTGTTAAGTCTTAATACAACTTAATAGGAGGCCGCAATGGCTGCTGTATTTCCCGTCTCTGGTTCCTCAAATGATGGTTCCAGCAATACCTCTTCATACAATACGAGTCCCAGTTATTCGGGTACTTTTATTCCTCAGCTCTGGTCGCAAAAGCTGAACGCAAAATTCTATGCGAACACTATGATGACCGAAATCGCTAACACCGACTGGGAAGGCGATATAGCCAACCAGGGTGATACGATTACTATCCGCACTGCACCGTCAATCACCATTAATGACTACACTGGTGCGGGTATGACTTTGGCTGACGAAGTACCTCTGCCTAACACTGTCGACATGCAGATCGACAAAGGTAAATATTTCAGCGTCAAAGTTAACGACGTACTCGCTTATCAAGCCGATATGGACTTGATGAACATGTTTACCGAAGATGCCGCTAAACAGCTGAAAATTCAAATCGAGAATGACGTTTTCTTTCAGTATTTCGTAACTGAAGGAGCGGCGACTGCGAATAAAGGCGGTACTGCGGGTGCTATTTCTGGCTCTTACAACCTTGGTACAGACGTAGCTCCGATTGACCAAGCAACACCTGCAAATGTTTTGAAGACCATCCTCAAAATGTCTGCCGCGCTTGATGAGCAAAACGTACCCGAAGAAGGGCGCTGGCTTATTATGACACCGCATGATCGTCATTTGCTTATGCAAACTGACATTGCGCAAGCGTACTTTACCGGCGATCAGTCAAGCACCATCAGAACCGGTAAAATCGGTATGCTAGACCGGTTTACTGTGTACGTGTCTAACCTACTGCCGCGTGGCCAAGCAGCTAAGGCGCTTGTACCAGCCTTGACCGCTACATCTGCGGGTGCTTCGGTTTCTAACGCTAAAGTCCGTCGCATGATGGTAGCTGGCACTAGCCACGCCTGCGCGTTCGCGTCTCAGATTAACAAAACTGAGCAGCTGCGTGACCAAAATGACTTTGGTGATAAGGTCCGCGGTCTAGCCGTATTTGGCCGCAAGGTCATTAAAAACGAAGCTCTGTGTACCGCTCTGGTCGGCTCAGCTAGCTAAAACGCCTAGCGGGGGGAGGTTCGCTTCCCCCCATTACCTTATTTTAGGAGTTCATTGTGGCAACTGTTAAAGTAATCGACATTATTGAGCGCGTAGAACACGTCCTGCAGGACAGCAATGTTCGTTGGCCGCGCCTAGAATTGCAAAGCTGGATCAACGAAAGCTATCTGGCCATTACGTTGTTGCGCCCTGATGCCAATGCCAAAGCAGATACGTTTACATGTGCGGCGGGTTCTCGACAGGTTTTGACAAAAACTGGGGGTGGAGGATTTCCTTCGGCTTTGCAGCTGCTAGACGTTACAAGAAATATGAAATCTGGGTCTACGCTGAAAGCAGTACGTTTAGTATCTCGCGCAGTGTTAGACGACCAACGACCTACATGGCACGCCGAAACGCAAAGCGATAACATACAGCATTACATGTATGATCCGCGTCAACCCAAAGAGTTTTTTGTTTACCCCCCTGCAACTGCGACGGCGCAGGTCGAGGTCATTTATGCTGATGCGCCAGCCGCGCACGCTTTGACCGAAAGCCAACTTAACCCTGCTGCCGGTTCGCCCGACACTACCGTAATAAATCTCGACGACATCTACATGTCTCCGATGATCGACTGGGTACTGTATCGTGCTTATTCTAAGGACGCAGAATACGGGGCAAACGAACAGCGTGCCCAAGCATCGTACGGGGCGTTTAATGCTGCTATAGGCGCTAAATCGCAGACAGATTCGGCTGTAACGCCGAAGATAGCTACGTCGGTGACATAAAATGGCGGTCGTATGGGAAAAGTTTTACCACTACGTCCAGCCCTACCTACCGGGTTGTCCTGAGATTGTGATCGAGGCCCATCTTAAAGAAGCTGCCGCAGATTTCTTTGCGCGAAGTGAAATATGGCGCTTTGACATCGAACCAGATTTTACCAGCGCTTCGACCAAAGATTATGAGCTAGACACCCCAACAAACGCGGTCTTGGAAAACATCTATGAGTTNCTACTAGACGATCAGTGTCTCACTCGTATCAGCGACAGGCACGTAAACATTTCGCGTTTTACCACAAACGGCAAGCCAATTTACTACGCAGTTTATCAAGATACTTCGGTGCGGTTTTACCCAACACCAGATAAAAAATACACATTTAGCGGCGTAGGGGTTTTAAAACCAAGCCTGTCGGCCACGGGCGTAGAAGACTGGATTTACGAAACGAACGGACGCTGTATTTCGTATGGCGCAATTTCTCGTCTCGCAGAAGTACCCGGCAAAGAGTGGTCTAACCCAGAGCTTGCTAGCTACTACCGCAGCAAATTTGACATGGACGCCGACATGGCGAAGTCCCGCGATTATAGGCGGGTAAACCTGCGGGTCGGCAGTCGCAGTTTCGACGGTTCTCGGAGGTACTAATATGGCTGACACTTATAAATATGTGCAAGGCGATACCGGACCCCAAATTCAAGTCACTATAACTGGCGCAAACGGTACGGCTACTAACCTAACTGGGGGGTCAGTTACTTTGCATTTTCGGGCGGCAGGAACAACTACCGTTTTGTTTTCTCGCGGTTTAGCGCTTGAAGATGCACCAAACGGCAAAGCAGTTTTGCAGTGGCAGACCGGAGACTTAGATGTCGATGCTGGTAACTACGAGGGCGAGCTAGAAACGGTTTTGTCTTCTGGTTTGCGTGAAACACGGTTTGCACTCCTCAAGTTTAAAATACGTGAGGATTTTGCATGACACTTCTTTACACAATTAAAACACTCAATTTAGAATTTTCTTTAAGCCAAGGCCAGTTCCTGGCAGTTCTTGAGTTGTTTGAAAGCCCGAAAACTACCGATGCACAAGTATTCTCCTTTTTCAAAAATTTAACCGACAGTTCTATTGCCGCGGACGCTGCGGCTGTTTCCTTTGCAACTACCAGAGCGGACACGACGACGACAGCTGACGAAAAAATCCTGTTGGTGTTTAAAACTCTAGCAGACGTCGCTTCGGTGACTGACTTAGCAAGTTTAGCTCCCGAAAAGTTTTTTTCGGACTCTGGAACCGTTACAGACAGTTTAATTTTTGCTCGAAGCAGGGGCTTTTCGGACATTGCGTACCCTACGGACACATTTGTGTCTCAGAGGGCGTTCTCTCGCTCCTTTACCGACACAGCTTACGCTACCGACGATTTCGACGGCGAAGCATCTATTCTCGACGATCAGGAGATGCAGTTTTTAAAGTCTCGCACCGACATAGCGTCTGTGTCGGACAGTATTATTGTACTCAAAACAATCCCGTTAGTGCTTACCGAAACACCCTCGGCTACCGACGCAGGGTCTCTACGAAGTCAGGGTTTTGCTGACTTTACTTACTTTGCGGAAGACTTCGTCGGTGCTTCCCGAACGTTTACTTAGGAGATCGTTATGATCCATGAAAATCTAAAGCTATCCGGTCAGCTTAACATTGTCCTAAAGGACAAGGCCGGGAACATAAAAGACACTAGAGAAGTAAAAAACCTCGTTGTTGACGCGGGGCTAGTGTTTATCACCAGCCGTATGACAGGAACTTCTAAGGCGGTAATGTCTCACATGGCCTTAGGGTCTGGCACAACAGCCGCGGCAGCGGGGCAAACCGACCTTGTTAGTGTGCTTGGTTCGCGTGAAGCGATAGATTCAGCAACGCTTACAGGTTCTAATAAGGCTGTCGCGTATGCGTCATCGTTCGAAGCAGGGGACGCCACCGGTGCGGTAACAGAGGCCGGTATTTTCAACGCATCCAGCGGCGGCGACATGCTCTGCCGTACAGTGTTTAGCGTCGTTAACAAAGCCGCAGATGACACTATGTCCATTACTTGGACAGTAACACTCGCAGCATCTTAATTTAGTACGAGGGGCGGCTTATGGCTACTATAGTAACACGATCAGGCAAAGGTTCGCCCCTCACTAACACTGAGGTGGACGCTAACTTTACCAACCTTAATTCTGATAAATTAGAGACCAGCGCTGCGTATACAAACGCCAACGCTGTTGCGGCGGTCGTTGCTTCAGACCTTGATATGGGTGGTAACAAAGTCCTGTTTGGGAACGTTTATTCGGCTTTGGTAGATTTGCCTAGCGCATCCACATACCATGGTATGTTTGCTCACGTTCACGCAACGGGCCTTGCCTATTACGCACACTCTGGGGCTTGGGTTCCACTGGCGCGTTCGTCGGATGTCTATACTCACCCCAATCACACTGGTGAGGTTACATCTACATCCGATGGCGCAACTGTTATTGCAGATAATATCGTTGACGAAGCCAACCTTAAAGTAAGCAACACACCAACAAACGGCTACGTTCTTACAGCCCAAAGTGGCAACACAGGCGGTTTAACGTGGGATTCAGGCTTATCTGAAGAAAGCACAACAATTACATCATCCTCTAACGCAGCTACATTAAACTTAAATAATGGCCCAAACTTTGTGCACGACCTGACAGAAAACGTTACTTATACATTTAGCAACCCCGCAGCGTCAGGGAAGGTTTCATCTTTCACGCTGAAAGTCATCCAAGACAGCACGGCAAGAACTATTACGTGGCCTTCATCAGTAGATTGGGCGGCGGCTACTGCACCGACGCTAACCGCAACAAACAACGGTGTGGATATTTTTGTGTTCTTTACGAACGATGGCGGCACGACTTATTATGGGTTCACCGCTGGGCAGGCAATGGCATGAGTTCTACTGCAAAAAAACTTATGTCGGCCTCTGGTGCTGGTGCTGGTGAAGTTCTGAACGTAGAGGATGTGTTTAGCACTTACTTGTATGAGGGAAATGGTTCTACGCAGACGATCACCAATGGCATTGACCTTAGTGGCGAAGGTGGGCTGACTTGGATAAAAAATAGAGATGCAACTGATAGTCATATACTTACAGATACTGCAAGAGGTGTTACTAAAGTATTAAAGTCAAACATACCTGTTNNTGCAGAAACCACTGATGCAGATACAGTTACAGCATTTTCTAGTACAGGGTTTTCTTTAGGGGATGACGTAAAAGTAAATACTAGTAATGAATCTTACTGTTCATGGACATTTCGCAAGGCCCC